CACTGAAAGCCTTATTAGCAATGGAAAGACTTTAAGAAGATATGAGCGACTGGGTAACACATGAAATCATCTACCGTGAAACGGGCTTGAAAGAGACCAAATTGCGCGGCATGGTTCAACGTAAAGTCTTGCAGCAAGGCTATGAATGGGCTTTAATCGACGGCAAGCGAATGTATAACCTACAGGCAATTAGATCATGGCTGAGTACCCAGGCGTCAGACCAAAAGGCAATGGCATTGAAATACGCTGGCAAGTCAGAGGGCAAAAATACTCGCTCTACATTGATGAAACGCCAACGCAGACAGGGCTTAAAAATGCAGCTCGATACCGTAAGAGCCTCATAAAGCAAACAAAGCTAGGGGAATATATTGAGCCTGGCGATGTAGAGAATCCTTTATTTAGTGATGTATGTAATCGGTTTTTACACCACAAATCCAAAGAATTAAAGCAGTCCACTCTTGATGATTACAAGAAGAAATTAGAATGTTACTGGTCTACCCTATCCAATCTTTACATCAGAGATATTAAGCTGGCTCACTTGAGAAGTGCCGACCGTGATATTCACTGGAAAAACCCAAAAACAAGACGCAACGCCTTATCCATCTTGAGAGGTGTTTTTAATTTTGCTGTTGATGAAGATATTATTGAAGTAAGCCCTGCGATTAAGCTCAAGTCTGGAAAATGGCAAAAGCCTGAAATTGACGCTTTTTCTTATAACGAAAAAGAATCCATTCTTAAAAACCTAGCAGGCAAGTACCACTTATTCTATCTGTTGATGTTCGAGACAGGCGCAAGGACGGGTGAGCTTCAAGCCCTGCAATGGTGCGATGTGCGAGGGAATTCATTAAGAATTGAGCGCAGCATGTACGATGGCAAGACCAGCGGAACAAAAACCCATCAGGCACGATTCGTACTACTTACAGACAGAGCCAAGCAAGCGCTAAACGACTTTACCGAAACACGCTTTCTTGGTGAGTGGGTTTTCCTTAATCACTACGGCAACCCTTACGGTGTTGACTCAAACCTATCAAGTGCGTTTAACAAAGCACGTGAACTTGCAGGTGTGCGATACAGGCGGCCTTATTACTGTCGACACAGCTATGCAACTCACGCACTTATGGCAGGCGTTAATCCTGCTTTCATAGCAAAGCAAATGGGCGATAGAGTGGAAACCGTGTTAAGAAATTATGCCACCTGGATTAGCGGCGAAGATGACAGGAAAGAGCTTGAGAAAATCAACCAAACTGGGAAAACGCTGGGAAAGCAAAAAGAAAAAAGAACTTAACTTATTGATTTGAAAAGGAATGATATGGCGGTGAGGGAGGGATTTGAACCCTCTTGGTATGGTTTTATGTGTCGCTATATGCTGCTGTTAGCGTTACTTTTCAATAACTTATGTTTCATGTGGAACATATCATAACATATAGATTAATAAAAACTGGGAAAGAACTGGGAAAGCGACCCCTACCATGTCAAGGTGATTCAGATTTGAGCACAAAGGCTTGAATAGAAAGCAATAAGCCGTTTATTTTACTTTGCAGGTTTACAGTGGTTTTGGTGGGTTTAAGCAAATGGCATAATGGTATTTTATAGAGAGTTTATGTCCTATATCCATACAGCCGGACAGTGCCCGTTAGTGTGCCGGCACCATCTGTAGCAACCCTTATTAAGTCATGTGCTGATGCCTGCCGTCTAACACCTGACGCATTGGTAACACCCACACCATTTACAATTAATTGGCCTACAAACTGCGTATAGACTGCTTGCGATAAATGATAAATCTTTACGAACCCACAAATTCCATTATTAACAGATGTTCCAAGAGTGGCCACCTGAATTTCACTATCAGAACTATTGGATGAATATACCGCGTTGCCCGTTCGCCCCCATCCGTAATGAGCGACGCCGGAATGAACTGTTCCGCTTCCAGTCCTTACAACTAAGTCATCAGCCGCAGAGCAGTATAAATTAAATATCTCTAACTCATAAAAATCATAACCGCTAAGGCTTGAAAAAGTGTGCCCGTTTATTGCAGATAGCGTTTCTTCACCAATTAAATACCTGGGTCTTAGCCCAGACTCTAAAGCTGCTGTTTGGATTTTTGGCGCACCACTATCGCCATTAGCTATAGCTATAGGGTTATCTCTCAGAAGTCGTGCCTTAGCCTGAGTGATAGGTTTATCTGTCGCTAAGTCAGCGTCAGGTATTGCGGTATAAGTCATTGCCTACCTCTTAAATAAAAACATAAGGATCATCGCCGTTGCTCATCTGCTGGGTTGATGTGTCACATAAAAAAGCGTAACGCGCCTTTTCGTCATCGGTTGCCGATGTGTAATCAGCCTGAGCATCTGGCGCAAAATAAGCATACCGAAGCCCTGAAAATCTAAACTGCAATGCTTTAATTTTAAAAGCCGTTTTCTTTGGGTCGTAGTCTATTGATGTAACCTGGAATTCGATGTTTTGTGCTGCGCCGGTTTCATCTTGCAGGTCTTGTGACTCAAGATAAAAATGATCGCCTACCGATAACACATAGGCGGCCGGATCAATTTGAAACTCGATGCGCTTGGGTGTTTCAGAAAATCGAGCAATCAATCTGTTTGATGTAACAGCCGCCGGTGTGCTTGATCTTACCCACCTTGAATGAAACTCTTTAATTTGCTCCTTGTTGTAAGCGTTTGCACTATAAGAGCCTGCATCAGACAGAACATCAGTTATCAAAAAATTAGAACGCTTTTTTGCACCATCTTTCGGATTAATTAACGTGTGATGAAACCATACCGATGAGATTCTATCTTTTGAATTCTCTGATATTTTGAGCGAGTCTTTTATTATATCCTTATCGTATAACGTCACTACGCTAGCAAGGTCGACACCCAAAACGGGCGCTTCGACCTGAAATTTTATCTTTGCCCCATCACGATCATCTGAAAAGATAACCACTCCGCTTTGCTCGATTAACTCAGCAACCAGCTTGTTCACTTCCTCTGGCTTGGTGATGTTGGCAGATAATGTGTAAGAGCTTAACCAGATGTCGGCCTCATCATTCCAATCTGATATTGGAATGTAAGCGCTATCAACACCTGCATCATCTTCTAACAGGTCTTGCAAAATGGTATCTGGTCTTTCGTTATCCCAATATCTTACCTTTTGAACAGTGTCGCCTGTGCTGTGGCTGGCCGCTGCGGTTCCTTGCGCGCCTCTGGTTAGCCCTGAGAATGTATCGGTTGTGAGTGTGGTGTATTCAATGATTTCGCCGCCGATGTCTATGCGGCCTGCTGAGTCGTACTCTGTACCCTGTCCTGATTCGACAGAAAGCGAAGTGGCTCCCGCTGTAATATCCGCTAACAATTTGCCTGAGCTTGCTGCGGGTGTTTTTGTCTTTGTCGCATCAGCTAAAATTAAAGGGTCTTTGCCGCTGATTTTCACATTGCCTGAGCGATTGTCTAAAGTGATTGAGTCAATTAAATAGGTGTAGGTCTCAATTGATGTTAGCGAATTATCTGACTCAAGAAATCCATATTTAACGCGAATAGTACGTCGATAATAATAAGGGTTTCTTGCTAACCACTTACCCCAATAAGTGCCCTGGTCGGTTGCGATATAAGAGCGAGTTGAAACGTAAGGGTCAGTTTGAACATCTGTATCAATAAAATCTGTTAATTGAACAGAGCAAGAAGCTCTCGCGCCTAAGCCTTTACCTGGCGTGATTTCTGTTGGCGCTGTATTCACTGATTTGACGCAAGGAGTAATGCCCGACCCCACTAACAATACATCACTGTATTTGTAAGTCTTTGTTGTGTTGGTGAAGTTTGGCGTGTCTTGGCATGTTCCGTAAGTGTTATAACACTCACCACCTGCCGAACCGGAAGCAGCACAGGGCGACACGCCGTAATCATTGCCGCAAAAACCAAGATCAAGCTCGACAATAATAAACGGCCTGCGCCCCTGCTTCTTCGCCTCTGCTTCAAATGTCACCGCTTTAACCCTTTAGCTCTGATTTTCCAATCAAACCGCCCATTAAAATCTGTTAGTTTTGGCGGCGCAATTACTCTATCCGTCCAGCAATAAGCTACTTCAGGATAAGAAGAATCATGGCCGTTATTGGTAACGTCCCAAGCAAGGAAAAAAGGCTCTTTTTGGATACTCTCATACATACCCCTATGTAATTGCTGGCGCAAATAGTCAGCATCCAAGTATTTGAAGTTAAGATCAACAGGGAAAGGCTCATCTCTCACGCTGGAAGGAAACGGTTGATTAGCGTTACTTTGATTGATCGTCGGCTTGACGGTTTGATATATTCCAGGCGGCGTGAAAGATGGCCTTAAGGCGAACTTATCATAAGTTGCACCCATATCCATTGAGCTACCAATATAGACGACAGAAAACAACTTCCCAGCACTGGCAGATATTTCAACGTAACGATTAGCGGTAAGAGAATCAAACCTTTTCAGGTAAACATCGTCGCTTTTAATGTCGCTGATTTCTTCAGTTGAGGTATATGTACCCTGTACGCTGCCCGTCCTCACTCTGACATGGTAAGAGTCATCTGAATTAATGCTGTTAAGGTTATGTCCAGCAATACCGATACTGTCAAAGTCGTAGATTATCGTTAGCGTGTAATCGCCTGTCCCTGTGCCACTTAATGCAGTCGCAAGCGTAGCAATGTTGGTTGTGCCGTCATAAGTGTCTATTATTGCTGTATCGCCAGTTTCAGTGCCGCTGGTTATTTCTATTTCGTAACCAACCCAGAAACCATCCTCACGCCTATCAGCATTGCCAAGCGTCACCGTTGAGGCATCTGTTGTATAGCTGGCGCTCTGCGCCGTCACAGACTGATCTGATGATTTTAAATCCCAAACCGCCGTTGTGATGTCTGCGGAAGTGTCTAGCCTTCCGTCTGTGCAATTCGCATGTTCGTAGCCCGTAACTTCAGCAGAACTTTCAGCCGCCACATAAGTAGCGTCATCTAGCAGATTTTCAAAAAGCATTAAACCTGCCACTATGCAGCCTCTACATTCAATTGAGCGCCATCGCCTAACGCTTCGTTCACAGCGTCAAGAATTCGCCGCGTTCCTGTGGGGTCGATAGAGTCATTGATTACTACGTTTATTTCTCTTTGCGGAGCACTGGATGCTTCAGTTACATCAGCGTTAATGCCACCGCTTGGTTGGCTAATCGCGCTGGCGCTCGGTACACTCACGGAGCCGCCGCCAGCACCGCCGCCAGACTTAATCGCTTTAACCTGCTTTAATCCAAAAGCTGTTGCCGCTATAGCCGCCGCTGCACCAAGAGCAGGGCCGATAATAGGAATACCCGCTAAAGCGTTATAACTGTTAATCGCGGCTGAATAAGTTGCCATCACCGCCTCTTTTATCCGCATGGCCTTTTGAAGTTTTTCGCTTTTCTTGCCACTCGTTTGTAATAGAGACAGACCTTTTCCGTAAGTCTGGCTAATCATCCCAACCTGCGCTTTTGATGCTTTACTCTCTATTCCTAACCGATTAACTGTTTGTTGAGCCAGAATATCAGTCAGCGCCGTTTGAGCATTACTAAATTGCGCTATCTGACTTTCAAATCTGAGCGCGTCAGCTTCATCTTGCAAAGCCAGCCTTTCTATTTTTCCTTCTTCTTCAGCTACTCTAAACTCTTCTTTGACTGCTGCTACAGCCTCTAATTTAGCCCGCTCTTTTTCTGCTGCGGCCTCAATTTCCCCATCATTCGCCGCTGGCTCTATGCCGCCTACTGCACCTACCGCGCCAGTAACAGGCTCGCCGGTAGCGCCAACCGCACTCGCATCACCTGCCACCCCCTCTGCCGCTGGTGTCGCCAAACCTGAAATCATTTCATCTCGAATAGCTCTCAATGATTCCATTCTGGCGCGGAATCTGTCTCTAGCCTCGCCAAATCCAATGCCATCACCTAATGTAACCGCCTCTTTTATCGCTTGTGCTGCCGCTACCGCTGACTGAACAGCAAAACCTAACTCTATCCCTATGGTTTTCAACCAATTAACCACCCTTGGCACATAAGAAATTACACCCGCAAAAGCCGAAATTATCCCGCTCGCAATATCATTAAATGCAGATGAAAACTCCGGACTACTAACAACCTTCCTTAGCTCGATGATATTGCTTGTTGCTTCAGGAAGCCCGCCTTTGGCCTCCAGCAAGTCACCCATATCATTACTAAGACCTTTTAAAGCGCCGCCAAACGTATCACCGGCAGCTTTGGCGGAGCCGCCAAACTGCACCTCAAGCTCTTTAAGAATGACACGCTGAGCTTCTGCCTGGTTGCCCGATTCAATAAGTGACTTAATCACCTCTTTTTGCTCAGCGCTAAACTGAATACCAGCACGACTTAAAGCAGAAAGATTGGCAACGGGATCATTTAACGCTTTACCTAACTGCAAGACAGAGGATTTAACATCTGTGCCAAAGCGCTCAGACATATCCAAAGCAATAGCGGTTGTTCGCTTAAATTCGTCACCCGTTATCTTGGTAAAAGTAACAAGCTGGCTTTGTGCGCGAATAATATCTTCATCGCCAAAAGTCGTTGCGCGCTGTAACTCTGCCGCATGGCCTGTAAGCTGCTGAAGGCTTAACCCTACAACCTGACCAGTTGAGGCCAAACCCTGCTCTAGCTGCTTAACAGCGGCCTCTTGTTTGGCGGTTGCTGCTATTATTTTTGACGTAAAAGCACCAATAGCAACAGCAGAAAATACACCACTTAGCCCGCCAATACTTTTCTTAACTGATTTGCCAAATTTCTTGGTGCGCTTCTCAGCTTTTTCTAGTTTTTTCTGGTATTGCGCCGTTTGCGCTTCGAGTCTAACGACCAGTTTAGCTAAATCTGTCATTTTCCCGCCTTAGATTTCAAAGTTTGTATGAAGCTCTGTGTTCTGGCCTTGCTTTCTCTGTCCATGCGTTCTGATCGTGTTTGATGATCTTCATACATAAAATCTTTTTCGCTATATGGCTTCTGGTCTTTGCCGCGATTAACATTGGCTGTTAATGCAGTGAGAGTGGCAATGTTGAAGTTATCGCGCCAAGAACCAAACGGCTCTATTTGCCAATATACTTTCCATTGATTAAACACCGTTGACGGGATTTCTTTTGCCATTTCATACGGGTTTGGAAAGCCAAGATGTAACGCCAGCAGAAATAAAAATCTTATGTCGGCGCTTTCTCTGACTTTCCCTCATCGACAGAATCTTCCCCCAACCCTGAAAGACTGACTATGATTTTAGAAATTTTTCGCGTTAGTTGGATTGGCCATTGAACAACATCATCAAGATCTGAATCTTCAAGCTCATCACAACCAGCAATTATTAAAAATGCGTCAGATTTAGCTACATCATCCTCTGCTATTTCGCTTGCCTTAATAAAATCGGCTGCCGTTATTTCGTGAAACTCAACAGACTGACCAAAAATATCAACAGTTTCGGTTTTTAATCCGGCACGAACCGCTTCAAAGAGCTTTTTCTTATTCATATCCAACCCTAAGCAATAGTTGAAGTGATAGCGCCAGTTACACGGCCACCAAAAGTGATTTGCTGTGCATCTTCAATAGCAGGTGTCCACGATGTTTTTTTCATAGCAAGGGAAAAAGCCAAAGTCTCTGTGTTGGTTCCGTCATCCATTTCAAGCTCAAAATCTAAAGTTGATTTTGCGGTAACAGCAGCGAGGATATATTCTTGCTGCGTATTACTTGAGAGAATGCGGTTACAGGTAATTTCTACCTCGCCACCTTCGCCCAGTGTTGCAATA